ATCCAAAAAAATTTCTTTATTAGCAGCAGCCCGAAGGATGCTTATGTCTTTCTTGAACTTTGAGGTAAGCGTCATTGCTTTGGTTAGTTGACTTTAAGATTATAGAGTATGAGGAAGAGAAAGTCAAGACTCTGCACTTCCTCCTGTAGTATGCATACGAACATACTCATCCGAAGGAGTTAAGACCACACTTACCTGACCATCGGTAACTGCGATCTTTTCACCTTTTTCTACTCTCTTATGAATATTATCAGAATCTTTACCATACTCTTCTAAGGTTATAGTTTTCATTCTTTGATACTCTCCGCATAATCTATATCAAACTGATCCAATCCTTTATCAGTTAAAATGTGCTTATACATTTTCTCAAACACTGCTGGTGGCATCGTTACGATATCTGCACCATCTTCATAACACCTAGCAACACTATGCACATCCCTTAAAGAAGCAGCAAGAACTTCTGTCTTAATATTCTGTTTAGCATAAAGAGAAGCAATCTCTCTTACTACTGCCACACCATCAAAAGAGTTATCTTCTACTCTACCAACGAAAGGTGAAATGTATGTTGCACCTGCTCTTGCTGCAAGTATTGCTTGTGCTGCTGAGAAAATAAGAGTTACGTTAACTCTGATATTATTATCAGTCAATTCCTTACAAGCCATCAAACCATCTGGTGTGCATGGAACTTTAATGGTTGCCATCTTACCAAACTTCTTATGAAGTCTCTTACCCTCAGAGATCATGTTCTCTTTACTACCAATCACTTCCATACTCAGATCAGTGACACCAATATCCTTAAACTCTTGGTAAACATCTTCATGTAATTTACCACTCTTACGAATAAGGGTTGGATTAGTAGTTAACCCATCAATCAGTCCAGTCTTATAATGCTTACGAACGACATCTGTTTCCGCAGTGTCAAGAAAAATTTTCATTGTGATAATTTAAGTAAAGTATATAGTCACCCTTGCCAAATCATATCAGGCATAGGTGTTGATTGTCCTCTTAGTAGGAACATCAGAATAAAATAGCAAAGGAACCAAGAGAAATTAAGAATGATGTTCTGTCTCCACAGAAACTTTCTTATAGCCATAGACTTAAAAATCTCTGGTGGTTTCTTTTGTGCTCTAAAAATCTGTTCAATAACAATAGAAACTCCTAATGCTATTACAGCAGGAAGAAACCAAAAATCTAAAAATGTACATACAAACAATAAAAATTGGATCATTCTCCCTCGTCATGTTTGTGGGATAGTTTACCAGACATTTCATAGGCATCCTTGTTACCACCATGTCCATGTGCTATACCTAGTTCATGCATTTTAGCATGTTCATCAATAGGATCTCTTAGTTCTTTCTTACCTGCTCCTACTGTAAGGTAAAGTCCATAAGCAACTAAACCTAGAACAAGTAAACCAAAGAACAATATCAATCCTTGATCAGGAGTAAGATTTAAGTGAGGGATTAAAGCATCTGGTTGCTTTTCCCATGTACCAGGTAGATTGTAAACTGAGGGTTTTGATAAAAAAATCATTGTTTTAATAGTGCGGGGACATCTCCATCATCATCGTCATCATCATCTTCATTTTCCAATTCTAATTTTAACTCTTCTATCCTTTCTTGTAAAGCTCTGTATTCATCCAAATCACAACTTGTTTTCTTATCAAAACTAACACCTAATAATTTTTCACCAGGTTCTACATCAACCATTTCTGGATGAAGACGTTTAGTAACCTCAGTAGTCCATGTATCTGCATTATAATTTCTTACAGCCTGAGATCTTGCTCCTGATAGAATAGAACGAACTGCCCATACCAAAAGAAATATCCATGTTAATGAGAAAACTATGTCTGTTATTGGATTCATCGCTTTACATCGTGAGCACAACCGTCACCTTCATAGTCATCACTATTGTAATACCCATTCTTAGTTCCAAAGAAAAGTGTTAGTCCTACGAATGGTAGTGCTGCGAGAATTAGGAATGTTTCTAAGATCATCGACTTAGTAATTTTTTAATTGGTACTTGTCTTACTTTATCTATAACATCATCTAGTATATCAGTCTCCACTTGATCTTTAATCTGATCAATAACATTTACATCAAGGTGCATAAAGGGAGGAATGATACCCAATATACGGAATAATCCGTCAAGGAATAATGCGAGAGCAGTGAATCCAAGTATCATACTAATGATAGTTGCTTCACGATTATGCTTTGCCATTGAAGCTTCATCAATTCTACGTGCCTCTTCAACTGCTTCAGCAACCATTGCATCAACTTCTGCTTTGGTATAGAAATCCCCTAAGATGGGAATGTCGTGCTTATCCATAGTTTTCATTATACGCTTTTAGTATAACACCCATGTCAAGTATTACAATTATATATTATTACATCATTTCATGAACATGTCCAGATGGGCGTTCTCCCATCATTTTTTGATGCTGACGATCCAATTGCTGAATCTTATTCAACATTTCCTGCGTCTTCTCAATCTTTTCTAATTTTTTCTGAACTTCTTTTAGTTCTGATTGAATTTTATCTTCCATAAAAATGAATAGAATTCTACCAGTGTATAGAGACTTTATTTATCTAGTTTCAAAATCGAGTTTACGAACTTTACGTTTTCTTCTTCGTTCTTGCCACTCTAAATCTTGTGATGTAAGTTTATCTTTTTCTTCTTCCTGAGTTCTTCTTACTATGATAGTTTTAGATAGGTCTGATGCTGTTAAAATATCTCCTGTAACAGTCATCATATTAGGACACCCACAACTTCTTGTTTGATTTTCTAAGCTGCTGATTTCCTTATTACATTGTCTACATCGTACTACTATCATGATGATTCATCCTAAAAATCTCTAATCACTAACACTATTTATTAATATAGAAGCTTACAGTCCCTGCTAAACCCGCATCGAATGGTATCTGAGGAACCCATCCTGTCCTCTCTGTAAGTTTAGAAAAGTCAGTTCCATATCTTTTATCAACACCAGGTCTATCATTGGATACTCCAATTAAACTATGTGGTTTACCCATCATATCTAAAATTTTTCTGGTTACCTCAATGTTTTGTAGCTCACATGCACCACCAACGTTAAACTTATCATTCAATACATTCTGCTGATCTAATGTCCATATAGCACAGCAATGATCATCTACATGTATCCAATCTCTTATCTGTTCACCACCATCATGCATATAAGTTATCTCATCCCTCATTGCATTTGTAACAACCTTAGGAATTAACTTCTCTTCATGCTGTCCTGGACCATAATTGTTTGAGGAACTAGTGATAAGATAAGGAAGACCATAAGTATTGTGCCAACTAGTTACAAAATGTTCTGCTGCTGCCTTGGTTGCAGAGTAAGGATTGCGAGGATCATATGGAGTAGTTTCTTTAAAGAGTTCTTTGTCATCATAGTCAAGAGAACCATACACTTCATCTGTTGAAATGTGATGAAACTTCTCAACCTCTACTTGAAGACTAGCATTCAAAAGATTTATCGTTCCATTTATATTAGTAGCAATAAAGGGATTTGAATTTGAAATAGACTTATCTACATGACTCTCTGCTGCGAAATGAAATATCTTTGTTGGTCTGTACTTACTGAAAATATAATTTACATGCTCTTCATTAGTAATGTCACACCAAATAAACTTATGCTCAGATGGAATATATTCTTCCGTAGCAGCATAGGTAAGATTATCCAATACAACAACTTCTTCATCACTCACTTTACGTAAATAATGAAGAAAATTGCTACCTATAAATCCTGCACCGCCTGTTACTATAATCATTTCTTTCTTAATAATTGCTGGGGCCTTACACGAGGAGGGGGTGGTGGGATTCCTCAACGATGCCCCGATATTATTATACCACCCTTGTCAAGTGTCTGGTTCTAATGAAATGATTTCACAATCATCTTCCTCTTCCATATCAATCCAGTCTTCAAACTCAGCATAAAGTGCGATTTTATCTCCACAGAGTTCTGATTCTTCAATCTTATCAATTGCCCATTCTCTTACATATGCAACGATATCCTCAGTTGTATTCAATTCCATAATAGTCTTTTCTGAAGTATCGTGAGAG